GGTGTCGATGTATTCAAAGCCTGTGGGGTTGATTCAAACGGTAATTGGTGGTTGAACCAAGAACATAAAGAAAAACTATTAAAGTTCGCTGAAAATAATATTGACGCATCTCCTTTAGAATCTTTATTGGCTTACGCTTGTGTGTTTGACATACATAGTTCATACAGGAAAATATCAAATTTCGCTGAGAAGAATAGTTCTGTATATAATACATTGGATGGTGTTGCATTACTTGCAAGATTTAAAACTGTAATGTCTAGAAAGTTATACAAAGAACACGAAGAAATATTTAAACAAGTAGAGTTTGATCCTTATTTTTTATTGCCACCAAGTGATTGGGGTTATACAGTAACAGTAAACGGAGTAGAAGTAGAGCGGTATTAAACACAGGGGCGAAAGCCCCTTAATTAGCATTCTATCAACTGAAAGAAAAGGAGTTTCAAAATGTTCTATAAAGATTTTATAAGCAACGAAGACATAGAAGAAATAAAAGCAAACACTAAATTGTATTCATTCTTAGCGGAAGTAAATCATAAACATAAACTACACGCAATTCAGTATAGTGAAGGTAGCGGTATATTATTATGTAATGATAATGGTTTTACTTTATGTAAAATTGATACAGACAATGAAGGTTATGAATACTATATCCCAAGTAACCCTAAAGACAGAGGCAGTAGTTATACGGATAAAAGAACTTATAGAAGTAAGAAGTTATCATCAATTATGAAAACCATAAAAGATAAAAAACTATACACCTCTTATTATATTCTTAACAACGAAGTAACAACAAATACTATTAGTTACTTTTCTAGTTTTCTTAGCACACATAATATGCAAAATGATAATACACTATCGTTAGAGAAATTAGTTAACACCAATGGGATTACTATCCAAAGTTTAATTCGCTACATAATGAACGAGCCAACTGAAGAGAAATTAGATTTAAGTAAATGTAAAATAATTCTTGACAAAATAAAATTAGTAGATAAAATTAAACAAGATACCGCAGAGGAGTTAGTTAATTTTTTAACGAATCCGTTTTTTGTAGTGCTGACAGATGGTACAGGGGATTATATAGTCGGCTCATTTAAGATTGCTAATAAAGAAATTATTAAATATGACCTTATGAGATCAAAAATAAAAGATAATATAGAAACAATAACACCGTTTTCTAGGTTTAAAAATATAAGTGACTCCGAGTTTGTCGCTATAGCACCTATGTTTAAAACATATCTCCAACCAAAGTATAATACGTCTAGAAATGGTCTTTTCCCAAATCAACTTTTTACAGACGATAGGAATAATATTTGGAAAGACTTAAGAGGTTTTTACGACATTGGTGACTCATCAGAATACGTATACTCTGCTTTAATTACACCATGCTAGATTTTAGATACAGTCCTTTATATCATAATGTAAATAAAAAATTACATAGAGTTCCTGTTTATAAAGATGATGATGAATGTTTAGTATATGTGGCTGATAATTTTACTAGGATGTATTGTAATGATACGTTACCCGATGAGATAAAAATTAAATTGACTATGGTTACGGCAGTAAATAGTAATATTATGTCTGATAGAGAACTTAATGATTATCCGCTGAAACTATATCACAGGGAGTATTTTTGTAATGATGATTCTCTAGATGAAATAGGTTGGCGGGTATCAGACCACTATTACTGTTTGTGTTTATCCAGTAAATTATTAGGTGAAATGGGGAGTTATTAATATGGCTGTTACGCCCGAAGGAAAAGTAAAGACTGCAATTAAAAAGATTCTAAAAAATTCGGGGGCTTATTTTTCTATGCCGTCTACAGGCGGTTATGGTTCAAGTGGTACGCCCGATTTTTTAGTTTGCTATAAAGGTAAGTTCATAGGTATCGAAGCCAAGACACGTGGTAATAAACCAACACAATTGCAATTAAAAAACTTAACCGAGATTGAATATGCTGGTGGTCTTGCTATAGTTATAAATGAAGATAATATTGATCAACTTGAGAGGATTTTTAGTGAATGATGAAGAATATTTAAGAGATATATTTGCTTGTTTCGCGATGTTAAAAATGTCGTGGAGTAGGGGTGATGAAGTAAGTGATTCAAAAGATTGTTACTACATCGCTGATTGTATGATGGAAGCACGAAAGCCAAAGGAAGAAGTTGGCATAGTTGCAGTTAAACGTAATGTAAATAAGGAGAAGTAAATGAAGTATTTAAACCAACTAGGAGAAGTAAAATGGGAAAATTAAACCCACAAGTAACAAAAGCAAAAAAGTATTTAACCAATAACCCTAATGCGACTGCACCTCAACTAAGAGATAAATTTAATATCCCTTATCAGACTGCATATAACATTGTTAAAAACTTCGGTATAAATACTCTTAGTAATCAAGTTGACGATGATGTTGATAGAGCCTTGCTAAAGAGCTTTCTTTCAACTGAAGGACAGACGATTAAAGGAGTTTCGGGCAACGAGTATACTGCTATGGACTTTACCCCTAAACGGCAAGAGGACACAGTAAACCATCCGCCACATTACAAAGTGGGTGGCATAGAAGTTATAGATTTCATAGAGGCTAAGGGGTTTAACTACCGCCTCGGTAATGTGATTAAATATATTTCTAGGGCAGACTATAAAGGTGATCGTTTAGAAAACCTCAAGAAAGCCCAATGGTATTTGAATAGAGAAATCGAAAAGTTAATCGGTTAATTTTTTTGGGGAAGGGTTCGCTCTTCCCCTTTTTTGTAACTATAGAAAAGTTTATTTAACTATGAGTATATTGTCGCTATTTAAATTAATTAAAAGTGAGCCGTCCCCGTGCGATGACTGTGAGAATAAATCACTTTGTGCTACTGACGAACTAGCGTGTAAAACATTTTATTTTTTTGTAAATTACGGTAGGATTCCGTTAGTAACTATTAAAGAACCTACAAGAGAAATATACGACAAAGTTTTTAAGGAAGATGAAATGGATCAAATATGGGAGCATATTGATGAGTCTAATAACAGTTGATTTTGAGACTTTTTATGCTGACGATTTTACGTTGACTAAACTAACTACTGAAGAATACATCAGAGATAGTAGGTTTGAAACAATAGGAGTTGGTATCAAGGTTGATGATAATCCTACACGATGGATTACAGGCACACACGAAGAAGTCGCTGCGGAGTTGTTGAAATACGATTGGGCTAACTCTTGTCTACTGTGCCACAACACCTTGTTTGACGGGGCTATACTCGCTTGGCGTTACGGGATAGTGCCGTATATGTACTTAGATACTTTGTCTATGGCTAGAGCCGTTCACGGGGTAAATGCGGGTGGTTCGCTATCAGCGTTAGCGGAAAGGTATGGGCTAGGCGTAAAAGGTACGGAGGTAGTTAACGCTAAAAACAAGAATAGATGCCAGTTCTCTTATTTAGAGTTGGAGGCTTACGGCAAGTATTGCGTGAACGATGTTAATTTAACTTTAGATTTGTTTGTTGTATTGTCTAGAGAGTTCCCCGACAATGAAATGGGCTTAATTGATCTGACTTTAAGAATGTTTATAACCCCGTTACTGTCGTTAGATACATCCTTACTACAAATAAAACTTATTGAGCTGAAGTTAGAGAAGAGCAATCTACTTAAAAGTTTAATGGGTACGCTAGGTTGCGATACTGAAGAAGAGGTTAGAAAGAAACTAGCGAGTAATAAACAGTTTGCTAATGTGCTAACTAGTATGGGAGTTGACCCTCCACTAAAAATATCTAAGACTACTGGCAAAGAAACTTATGCTTTGGCTAAGAACGATACTGCGTTCATGGAATTGGCTGGGCATGAAGACGTTATTATTCAGCAGTTATGCTCGGTTCGCCTAGGGACTAAATCCACTTTAGAAGAATCAAGAATAGAAAGGTTTATAGATATAAGTAAAAGGAACAATGGCAAACTACCTATCCCATTAAAATATTACGGGGCGCATACGGGTAGATGGTCTGGATCAGATAAGGTTAACCTACAGAACTTACCCTCTAGAGACAGAAAGAAAAAGGCTTTGAAGAACGCTATCTTAGCACCAGAAGGACACTTACTTATCAACTGTGATTCTTCTCAGATTGAGGCTAGGGTTTTAGCGTGGTTGGCTGGACAGGATGATTTAGTAGATGCATTTGCTAATAAACGAGATGTGTACTGCGAGTTTGCGTCTAAAGTATATGACAGACCTATCACTAAAGATAATCCTATAGAACGGTTTGTTGGTAAGACTTGTATTCTTGGATTAGGTTACGGAACTGGGGCGTTAAAGTTACAACACACATTAAAAACTACGCCTCCTTATGCTGATATACCTTTAGATAGGTGTGAGGAAATAGTTAAAATCTACAGAGCAAACAATAACAGAATTATAGAGTTGTGGAGAGAAGGTGATTCTGTAATTAAGACTATGGCTAACTGGGGTGATGAATATAAACCTTTCCCGTACGGGAATAATGAGGTGCTTTGGGTACACAATAACGGCATAAAGTTACCGAACGGGTTATTTATAAACTACCCAAATTTAGGTCTCACTGGAGAACGTAATAACGCATACGAATATAAATCAAGAAAAGGTCCCGTTTCTTTGTGGGGTGGATCAGTAGTTGAAAACGTAGTTCAAGCCCTAGCAAGGATAGTTATAGGTGAACAAATGTTGTTAATAAAAGACAACTACCCTATTGCTTTAACTGTACATGATGCGGTAGTATGTATAGTTAAGGAGGATGAAATAGATAAGGCTATGCAAAGTATTGCCGAGGTAATGTCAACCCCCCCTGATTGGGCTAAAACCTTACCGATAGCTTGTGAGGCTAAGTACGGTAAGACTTATGGTGATTGTTAAAACGTAAAGGAATAAATTGGATCTAGATAGAAAGTTTTGTATGAGTTGTCAAAAATCGTACCCAAAAGAAATGATTAAATTAATTACATCAACAGGTAGGACAAAACAAAAAAGATGGAAATGTTTAAATTGTATTAACAGAGTATCAACACAAACATACGGAAAGGAATAGAAATGAATAATTTTTTACAAGATATAGGTGAGTTTTTTAAATTAATTGGCAGTGTAATAATTGCATTTGGGTTATTAGTTTGTGCATTTTTATTCATCGTAGGTGGTGTAATAGGTTTTATTGAATTATGTAGCCCTGGTACGTCAAAAGAGTATAGCGAGAAGAATAAAGCCGATGCAATACCCCACGTATATTCCGAAGTAGATGGATGTACAATTTACAAATGGAGAGATAACAGCTACTGGCACTATATGACTAAGTGTGCAACAACAGTAACTACAGAAGGGCATCACAGTAAGATGGTTGGTAAGATATCAAAAGACGTTTCAGAAACAATCGTAACTAAAAAAGGAGAGTAAAAAATGACTGGATATTGTAAACATTTAGTGCCGTTATATCATTCATGTGAAAATTGTAATAATGATGAAGTTGAGAAAACTAGACATAACGTACGAATTTCACAACTTGAAAATCAATTAAATGCTTGTAGAGCATTAGTAAAAGCCCAAGAAAAACAAATTATTGAACTTGCTACGAAACTTACATACGCAAATCAAACTATTGAAAATTTTCATGTTGAAGCACCAAAGGAAAAAGAATATTACGATGAAGATACTTTTGATATTCAATACCTTTATGTTTATAACGATACTAAAAATGGAGTTATGAGATTTATTTCAAAAAAAATGATTGATCTTATAGATTGGGAATACATGGGAAAAGTGAGGTTAGAAAAATGAAACAAGAACTAGATGATAAACTATGCGAGAAGTATCCGCTTATATTTGCACAACGTAATATGCCAATGACTGAGACGTGTATGTGTTGGGGGTTTGAATGCGGTGATGGGTGGTATGATTTAATAAACACTCTATGCTACTCAATCCAAAGTTATCTAAACTCACATACAGACGTACCGCAAGTTGTAGCTACACAAGTTAAGTCAAAGTTTAATGGGTTGCGGTTCTATTACGAAGGTGGTGATGACGTAACAGATTGGATGATTTCCCTTGCTGAAACTATGTCAGAAAAGATAAAGGAGTGAGAAATGACCAAAGAAGAAAAAATAACTAAATTTAGTTTAGCATTGTCACAGGCGTTTGATGAAGCAGTCAAAGATGGTCTTAAACCTTATGAGATTATTGGCATGATTGAAATGGAAAAATTAATTGTTTGGGGTTATTGTATACACCCAGATGAGGAGGAATGAAAAATGAAAGCATTTCCAGTAACAATTCAACATCAAACAAGTGGTCGTCTTGAAGAAGGTATGGATTTAAGAGATTACTTCGCTGCTAAGGCATTGCAAGGAATATTGAGTACTAAAGATTGGTTTAGTACTAATGGTCGATGGGCAAGTGAAGAAATTATGTTTGAATGTTATGCCAAAGAAGTTTATAGGTTTGCAGACGCAATGATGGAGGCTAGAAATAAATGAATAATGAAGAAGTGTTAGACAACGTGGAAACTATGTTGGCGTATTTAATTTGTGGAAAATCTAAAAAAGTTAGTGAATCATTACACTTAAATGATACAAAAAATATAGGTGGAGATTTTGATGTTAGCGAAATATTGAATTTTGAACCTATGCTTCCTAAAAATGTTTATACCTATATAGATGGCGATCGTTTAGTATCACCAACTCGTGAATTACTTTTAAATAATCCCCAAGATTTATTTGGGCAAAGTGCAGAAGTGGCATTTTTAGATGAAGAGGAGAATGTTCTTAAATGGTCGGGGTACAGAAAATTAAAGAAAAGACCGCATAACATATGGGTAAGTTCACCTAAAGCAGATTTATATGAATGGCATTACAGATGTATTTATGCAAATGGTTTGGAAAGTTACTACAAAAGAGTTGTAGGGTTCGATAAACATGGTAAGCCAGTTAAGGCTTTAGTTGTGGGGAGTAAAGGTGGCGCTGATAAAGATGGGGAGTTTGCAGTTCTTGCCGCATCACTTATTGAAGACGTACATAGACCTAAAGTAATAAAAGCCACAGTTAAAGAAGATGCAAGTATTATTTTCCCTGTTCCTTTAGGTGAACATAAAGAAATATTTTCTTTGCGTGAAGCACCGTTAACCCCATCAGGTAGAAAAAAAGCTATTTTACATTGGGTAAAAAACCATACAAGGAAAATAACTACATCAACAACTAATGTGCAACAACATTGGCGTGGAACAAGAGAAATTCAAATTGATGGGTTTAATATTAAATTAGAAGAATCAACAAATGAGGCTAGAAATAAATGAATAATGAAATATCAACAGAAGACCAAATACGATTATTGATTTCTGAACGTGCTTTTTTTGAGGATCAATTACGTAAACTTGCCATAATTATACGTGACCAAGAAGAGCAAATACACGATTTAAGAACAGCAAACCAAGACTTAAAATATCAATTAACCCAAAAACACGGGGGTTAAATATGTGGAACTATAGAGTCGTTAAAACGGTAGATGAAGTTACTGAAGAAGAGTACTTAGGTATCAAAGAAGTTTATTATGATGCAGTAGGCACTCCGATGGGGTATTGTGATTCTGATGTTAGCGGTGAGTCTTTACAAGAAATTAGAAGCACACTAGAATTAATGATGTCTGCGCTAGATAAACCTATGTTAAACTTCGATAAAAAATGAAAGCTTTTTAGGATATATTATGAAATTTACTTGGTCTTATTCC